GCTGTGAGGGTATAACTTCTATTACCTCACAGCGGTCTGGAAATATAATGCGATCTAAAGGCGATAACATTTATTACGCTTTTTGACGGGCCCTAATCATTGCTAAAATGTCTTGAGCTTTGTCTGTTGATGGTTTAGCTGCCACAGGTGCTGACGCAACTGCTACATCATCTTCTTCATCAAAACTTGAAGCCACTGGTGCTGGTTTAGCCGCAGGAACATCTTCATCAACTACTGCTGGTGCTGGTGTAGAACTACCTGCTGGAGCCGTAACACCTGCTGGGCGGAAATACTGACCCCAACGCTCTGTGTCATAACTCTGACCATCAACACTTGCTTCAAACATTTCTTTAATAACCTTGAGTTCTACTTCGCCCGGTTTCTTAGGTAAGAATGTTGAAAGATCAAATAACCCGTGTTCGGCGATTGCCGCTTGTTCGGCTTCTGTGAGTGCTGATTCTTTACGAGCCCACTTGGAACTAGAGTAGTCAGCAAAGCCACCTTTGGCAGTCTTGCTAATACGGAAGTCTAAGCCACGCAGTAAATCTGTTGGCAATTCTTCCAATTCTGGATCCATCAATGCACCTTTGATAAGTGTAAAGATTTGTGGGCCGATAATAAATCTGCGGATTGGGTTTGCTGGAGCCTTGTCATCGCCGATTGGGTTCTCACGAACAAAGCCTTGGAAAATGTAACTGCGTTTTTTCCAATATTTACGACCCATTTCTTCTAAGGATTTATCTTTGAACCAAGTGCGAACTTCGGTCAAGACCGGACAAACTTCGCCATACATTTCTACACATGGAACAGGCACGATGACTTGTTTAGATTCCATCTCGCCTTTGATTCCGTTGAATGGTAAACGAATTTGAGCTCGCTCTTGCCAAAAGAATGTATTTTTTGTATTGCCATCTGGAAGGAATCGTAATGTTGCTGAAGAACCTTCATCCATGGACCAATGTGGGTAAATTGCATTATCACCGCTGAATTGTGATTGTCCACCTTGTTTGTTTTCTGATTGTGCTAAACGAGCACGGATTTCTGAGAGACTAGCCATTTTATGTTGCCTTTCTAAGTTGATTAAAATGTTGATTTAAATACATGATTTAAATAGTTGCCTTACAGCTGATTATACACTCTGCTGTCGGTGTTTACTACCAATAAGGTTAAGTTGCCTGGGATACAAAAGAAAAAAGCGTATTCACTTGTGTAGTGTACACGCTTAATTTCTTAGCGTCAACGATATTTATCTCGCGGTTGTTCTAATTGTTAAATTAGTTGCGAATCATTCCAGAAAGTTCTTTTAGGCGATCTAAGAATGATGTTTCTTTTCCAACCTCTTTCATTTTGCCCGTGTGTCCATACTGTCCAGCAAGTGGGCTTTCTTTTTCATTCACCGGTGTTGTAGGACCGCCTAACATACCTTTAGGCAAGTCCATTGCGCTGCCACTGGAACCGCCCCCTCCTGCTGGCTTAGGTAATGCTGTAGGATTGGCCGAAACGGCTGTGCCCATGTCTTTGAATGTTGGGGTTCCGGGTTTAGTGCTATATCCAGGATTGCCAACAGATCCCCACTCGCCCGGAACAACTTTACTTACATCAACATGCTGTCCTGTAGTTGCATCTGTTCTAAATATTGGGCCTTGGTTTGCTCCTGCGCCAATTTGACCATTAAATGCTGGTCCTGAGTCTTCAACTCCTTCGTCTTGGATTAATGGATTATCCATGCCGCCATCTACGCTGTGTGGAGTGCGGGCCTCTTCAGCATAGTCACCGTGCATGACGCTTTCGCGCTCAAGGCTATAGTCTTCGTCTGGATCGCTTGGGCTATTAAAGCCGGCGCCAGGATGGCCCAAGTCTGCGGCAAAACGGTCGGCTACCCATTCGTAAGGGTCGCCAGTGCGAGCTTTTTGAACACCGTATGGCATGTCATCAAAGTAGTAGTCATACAATGCATCATGCAGTTCTTGACTCATTTCATCATTTTCTTCAAAGTCTTTAACATCACGCTTGTATGTGTCAAGAATGTGTTGGAATGTTGAACCTGTATCATCTACTAATACATTTTCTTTAAGTAGACCGGCAGCCCGGCGAAGAGCCCGTAATGAGCCTCGGCTTTCTGCCAATCGATTGATGTTACCTTGACCGCCCGGAACTTGAGCACTTGGCTCAGGAGGTGTCGCTGACAAATCGGCAGGGGTGCCTTCTGGAGGATTCATTTCGTAATCAGCATCAATGTTTAATTGTTCAATAACTCGGCGCACATCTGGATCGTGTGATAATTCTTGCATACGATCAAAAATAACTTGGCGAGCATCAGCATTAGCATCGCGCTCGGCTAGTTCTTCTAATTGATCAAATAAATGATCGTCGCCCAACAAGCCATATAATTGTTCTGTGATGTTTGTAGCATCGGCACCAACTGGTTGCTCTTTGCTCATCAACTCGAGTAGGTCTTGTTGTTTTTCTGGAGTGTCGGGTGTTTGCCATGTTCCTTCTAATAGGCGCTCGGCCCATGCTTCAAATATGTTAGCTTCTTTCATTGCTGTTCCTTGTTGTTGTATTTTAGCCAGCAGGGGTAATGCTGACTCAATTCGTGTGTCTATGCTCTGTGTCACAAACAAGTGCTTCAATCCTTCAATTACTACTTCTTGCTCGGTAATCTCGGCGGGATTCCATGATTCAAAATATGTTGAGTATCCTTTGCGTGTACTCAAACTTTTTAAAGTACGTTGTGCTGATTCGTAGTAGGCATTAGTCTGCTCTACTAATTGTGCTGTGTCGCCTTCAAAAATCTTGCCTTGGTTGGCTCGCTTAAAGCGGCTCAATACATTTAATTCGTTGACTATTTCTGCAATATGGCTACCACGGGCATCGTATGGCTTCCCGCCATTGCGTACATGTTCGACCATGGCACGACCGCCTGATAGTTTTGTAAATGGTAATTTATAGCGTTCGCCTTCTGCGGTTTCTACAAATAATGATTCTACATAGCGGAAACGAGCATCTGTTTCACCCAAGGTCTTTTTATGCTTAATCATCAAGCGAGCTTCGGTTTGGTTACCGTTCCAACTTTGTGTTTTAGTTCCTGTCCAAGATTCAAACAGGCCTTCTTTGATAGCGGCCTGGCCCTGCATACTGTAACGCAGACGATTAATGTTCTTTGGGCTAAACTCCATAAAGTTTTTAACCGCAAAATGTTTGAGTTGCTCCAGGAAAGCGTACCATTCATTCTTGTCGTTGCCTTCCATGGTGCGGCCTACATTGTCCCCAAAGTATACTTCAAGGGTATTATCGTCGCCTAGCAGGACAACAACAGTGCCATAATCTTTGCCAGATTCTGCACGAAAATCAAAGTTAAAAATTTCAGCTTCTGCAGGGTCAGTTGCAGGCATTCCTTTAACATCCAGTAATTCTGGGTCAAAATCTCTGCTGACTAATAAATCAAAGAGTTGCTGTGCGGGTGTGTTTGTAGCCATAGTTTATTATTTATCGTAATGAAGAGATGAACGGCATTGGCGCAATTATAGTATCACCGTGGTCACGCATAGCTGTATCCATTTCTGTATGGTATGACTGTAGTAATTGCATCATTCTAATGGCTAATATTGTGGACATAACAAGGTCGTCTGTTTCGCCCTGTTTTGCCGCAAAACTAGTACCAAATGCCACAAAGGTTTTAAGCTCTGATACTAGGTTACTACTCCGTACTTTCATTCTACCCGATTCCACTAGAGTTTTAAGTTTACTACAGGCCGCTAATTTGGGCTTATGGCTGGTGTTAAATCCTTTACGATAGCGGCGTCCATTAGCGGTACCACTTTCACTGAGGAAATATCCTTGAATATTTTCTTCGCCATATTGTGCTATACTAATTAATGCCGCTTCACCGATGGTATTATTTTCTATACTGTAATAAATGCTATTAACATCATCTACCGTTTCATTGATATGTTGGCAAATATCGGCTAATATTCGTATTTGTTCAGGAATTGTTGTTCTGTTATGACACCATTCACCAATTTGGCTTGTAGTGTTGGCTTCAAATATTTGTATGGCGGCCATGTCACCGCCAGTACCTAGACTTGGATCTAGTGATACAACATATATTCGTCCAGCTTGTGGGCGTTGGAACCAGCGTACTTGCCCAGTTTTGTACAAAGGTTCATGTCCTTGTAAATCAAGTAGTTTTGCAGGGGCGATTAATGTCTCATCATTGATAACAAATTCACAACACATTTCTCTGCGGAAACGATCTTCGCCTAACTGTGCTCGTTGCTCGTTGGCCCATTTTTCATCACGATCTGGATGTTCGTTCCAATAACTGCGATATGCTTTAAATCCGTTGATGCCTAGGTCTGTAGGATTACCAAATTCATCTTCACATTTATTAGCACCCTTCCATAATAATGCAAATTGATCTTCATCCGAGTTAGGTGTTGAAGTAATAATACATTTACCACCAGTGGCTAATGTAGGGCTAATACTAGTCCAGAATTCCTGGGCCACATTGGGTCGTACAAATGCAAACTCATCTGCGTAGAGCAATGATAGACTCATACCACGACCGGTATTTTCTGTGGTAGTAGCTGATTGTATGCGACTGCCATTTTCAAAATCTAGACTAAGTTTATTATAGCTAGTGGCACCTGCTCTAATATGGTCTGGGCATAGCTCATAGGCATATCGAATACGAGCCATAATTTCCTGGGAGCCCAGGTGTTTGTGTGCGGCAACTAGGATAGTACTGTCTGGAATAAACATGGCATACCATAAGAGATAGCCGGCGGCCGAAGTTGATTTACCCGTTTGTCGTGGCATCATTGAGATGCTAAAACGATTATTATGGTAAGTGCTGATCAGGCGTTTTTGATAGTCGTACGGTTGATATAATAACTTACCGCGAGTTGGATGTTGAATATAGAAAAAATTCGACATAAAGTATTCTGGCCCAGTAATAGGGTCAGTACACTTGACAAACTCCTCAAGCTGGGCATCTGTCCAGTGTTGCCGCTTGTGCGGTGCTTTAACTAAGTTTGATCCATCTTGACTCATATTGTAATTATGAGCGGATGGATTACTGGCCTAAATTAAAACGCATTCCGGTGGCCTGTTCGATTGCTGCCATTGGTACTTGGTACTTGGGTAAATCTTGAACTGGTAATGCCGCATTAGGCATTAAGTATGCTTGAACTTTTTTGCTGTTCTTTTCAATGATAATCTTGTATAAGCGTGTTGGAATACCTAGGCCGTTGCCGATTACAGGATGTCCTTGATCAAAGATACCACCGGAAATAATATAGAAATCTGTGCCAGGAGCCATAGCCCATTGACGCTCAAATGTTTCTAACTGTTTCCAGATACCCCTGTTATTATTACTGACTTGTGGAACCATGTTTGACAAATTAAAACTCTCCGTCATAATAGCATCGTTCTGTGTGTTATTACCCGCTGGCGCCATATGACCGCGATCATGTGTTTTACCAACAATAGCATAGTCGGCTAGGCTGGCACTACAATTAGGAGTAACTGCGGCATCTGGGTGGAAGTTATCTTTACGCTTGGCTGGGCCAGTCATTGCCGCCACTGTCAAGTGCTCAAATACTGCTACTGGAGCTTTGACACTACACCTGTGAATCACAGCGTAGTTCATATGGCAAATTTCCTGGTCGCCCGGTTGGGCCTGATACTGCGGTGTGCCGTTCGCCGTGAACTGAGGGCATTGTTGATTGATTTGTGCCAGTGCGGCAAAGGGTGTAAAGAGTAATACTAAGAGTAGTTTTTTCATATAATATATTTACCTAGGATAACCTTTGAATCCCGTTACCGGACTTACTTTGTCTACATCGGGCATTTCTTCACTGGCCATTGTGGCTACTTGTACGGCGTCGCTAGGCGGGAGGCCCATAGCTCTAAGCGCATCACGAATATAATCAATAGTGTGCGGATCGTAACTTACTACAAATTCGTTTTCACCAAAAATATTATCTTCTTCAAAGTTAGGAACGCCATCTTTAGCCCGCTGTGCAGCTCCTTTTGCACCAGCAATAGCTACACCAAAGCGATATTGTAAATATGGGTCTTGATTTTTAAGTGCTGGAATCTTCCAAGCACCAGGGAGAGCCAACGCAACATCTTGCTGTAAACTACCAGTGCGGCCCATAGCCACTTCAACAATAAACTCTCGAGCTCTCATCTGCCATATCCTTTGAATGCTCGTACTGGACTAACGCGATGGATGTCATCTGGCTCTACAGAATCACGGTTGCTCATCTTAGTAGGTTTAAATCCAAGCATTTTAGCGGTGTCGTGTAGTATACTTTCGTCTTCTTTGCTGTAGGCCACGGTTGTTAATTTTTGTCCTGTTGGGCCTTCAAGTGGTAATTTATGTCCGTTGCCTTTGCCATCACGGGCGCCTACTGCTACCATATATCGCCACATGTGATATGGATTAGAGTTATCTAAATCCATGTACTTTTCTGCACCCGGAATTGCTGCCTGATGGTCTTTATTAAAATTAGATTCTATAACGAATTCACGTGCTCTCATCTTGCGTAGCCTTTGAATGCCTTTACCGGACTTATTCGATGCACATCATCAGACTCTAAACTACGGTGATCATCAACAATTTCTCCACCATCAGTAGGCACGACACCCATGGCCTGGTGGACCATATTATGTTCTTCTTCGGTATATGGATGAATAGTGTTATATTTTTCGTACCACGAGCTGGCATCTACACCTTTAGGAGGTTTTCTACTTTTACCGTCGGAACAGGCAATTGCCATCATAAGACGATTCATATGATAGATACGATCGTATCCCCCAACATCACGAGCGAGGTGTACACCTTTTTGTGCTTGTGCATGATCGTGCCGCATCTTACCAGACGGCTTTATACTGAGACCTTCAGAGACGAACTCCTTGGCTCGCACGATTAGGTACCTGTGGCGTTATAGACACCCGATTGTGCTGAACTTTGTGTGCCGAGTGCTCTAGCTGTAAATGTAGTGCCTGTAATAATAAGATAATTACCAGAGCCTACGTAAATGTCACGCACTGTGCCATTTGGAACAGCAACTACGTTAGCATACAAATTTCCCACCGGAGCGGCATTTCCTAGTCCTGTAGCAAATACTTGATAGGTAACATCAGCACTGTTTGAATCTATTTCTGCTTTGTCCGTGGTCCATAATACATTGCCAGCGGCATTGATTACTTGAATAGCCATGTTAATTAACCTTTATAATTTTTCCAGGTCTTGAACAAACTACGCTCAAGTTTGACAGACTCTTCCATGCTAACTTGACGGCGAGCTTGATAGTTAGGAATACCGCCACCAACTGTGGTCGTTTGACCAGTTGACTTAGGGCCATTTAATCCACCTGAATATTGGAATGCATTAACAGACTTTTCTGTATCAGTTGGCCAATCTGGATTGTTCAATGTTTCGTCAGTGTCACCATAGGCTTCGTCGACTTCTTCACAACTACATGGTGTAGTACCACAGCCGCAACCTTGATCTTGACCTTGACCGGATAATCCAGCCATCTTCAATAACTGCATTAACATGTCGGCTTCTGCACCGCTAGCTGTTACTGTAATAGTTTTGCCTGCTTGCTCGTGTTCAGTAACTGTTTCTGTAACATCAATAGATTCGGTAATCATTTTCTCAACTGAATTATTAAAACTTTCGTAAACGCCTTTACCAAACTGCATACCTTTACTGGCCTTAGGAGCCGAGTTACCTACTGTAGCTACTGATCCGGATGTTGTTGTTTCTTCAACTTTTTCTTCTTCAGCTTTAACTTTTTTTGGTAAGCTGGACATTTTCTTTCCAGTATCGGCTTTGTTAAATTCTTTGGCCACAGATTGTTTAACTCCAACTTTCTTGGCAAATTTAGGATCGTGTGCGGCACCGGCCATCATACGGGCTTGTGCTTGGCTCTTTGAACGTTCATCAAGTTCTGTTTCTGGCTTGCTAACTTTGTAACCATGCTTCTTAAGTAACGCAACAGCTGCTTCGCACTCATCTAACTCTTCATGAGCTTCGGCTACTTCTTTAACTTTTTTAACACGCTTGCCATCAACAACATCATACTTGTGACTGCCTTTGGTTACACGCTCTGAATCTTTTGGTGCAGCAGATTGTGGGCGGCCTTTTTTCTTTGGGCTAGCATACTT